CCGTACAACGGCTCCAGCGTCGTTTCGCAGTGCCCGCGCCTGACTCATCGCATTGCGATGGACTCCAACGAGTACAAAAAGCGTGTTTTGGCTGGCGAATACCTCGATTACGACATCCAAACGATGGCCACGCCGGCCGATCCGAGCCCAATTCAGGCTGCGGTGGACAAAGCAGTGGGCGTGCAGCCCACAGACGACGTTGGCGAGGTGTTTTTGCTTGAACAACTGGTCGATTTGGACCTGCCGGGCTTCGAGGACAAGGACGAAGAGGGCAATCCGACCGGAATTAAGCGCCCGTACGTGGTCACGCTGGCTGAAGACAGCCTAAAAGTCGTTGGAATCCGCAGAAACTGGACGGAAGGCGACGAAAAATGCAATCGCCGCAACTATTTCGTCCACTACGTGCTGGTCGAAGGCCCTGGCTCCTACGGTTTGGGCTTTGTGCACATGATTGGAGGCCTGACCAAGGCCGCAACGAGCGCCCTGCGCCAGCTAATCGACGCTGGCACGCTGGCGAACCTGCCTGCGGGCTTCAAAGCCAAGGGCGCGCGGATCGCGGACGACTCTGACCCCATCCAGCCGGGTGAATGGCGCGACATTGACGCTGGCGGAGCGGAACTTTCTGCATCGCTGCTGCCCCTGCCGTACAAAGAGCCCAGCCAGGTGCTGTTTGGCCTGCTTGGCTTCTTGGTGGACGCTGGCAAACGGCTGTCTAGCACGGCCGACATGCAGGTTGGCGACGGCAACCAGTACGCGCAGGTGGGAACGACGCTGGCGCTGCTGGAGCGCGGCTCGATGGTCATGTCCAGCATCCACAAGCGCCTGCACTACGCGCAGACGCTGGAGTTTCGACTGCTGTTCGAAGGCTTTGGCCAGTACCTGCCGGACGAGTATCCGTATGACGTGCCTGGTGCGACGCGTCGGATCAAGAAAGCGGACTTCAGCTCCATGGTGTCGGTGCAGCCGGTGGCTGACCCCAACATCTTTAGCACCGCGCAGCGCATCCAGCTGGCGCAGATGCAACTGCAACTGGCACAGAGCGCGCCGCAGATGCACAACATGTACGAGGCCTACTACCGCATGTATGCGGCCTTGAACATCCGTGACATCGACGGCATTCTGCTGCCGCAAAACACCAACATGCCGCGCGATCCGGCGTCCGAGAACAGTGATGTTTTGAACGGCATGAAGCTCAAGGCCTTCGCGGGCCAGCAGCATGACGCGCACATTGCAGCGCACCTGATGATGGGCCTGTCGCCCCTGCTGCAGTCGCAGCCGATGGCGGCGATGGAGCTGCAAAAGCACATCCTGGAGCACATCCGCCTGAAGGCCGAGGAAGACGTGGAAGCCGAGCTGTTTCAGGAGTACGGCGTCGATCCTGACCGCCTGGTGTCGGCTATCCAGAAAGAGGGCATGGTGGCGCTGCGCGTGGCGCAGTACATGCAGGAGATGCGCAACATGCAAGACCAGCTTGCGGGCGGTGGCGGCGAGGACCCGCTCATTGCGCTCAAGCAAAAGGAAATCGACCAGCGCGCTGCGGCCGACCAGGCGCGCATTCAGGTGGACAACAAGAAGTTGGCCTTGGACCAGCAGAGGCTGGCGGAGACCACGCAGATCAACCGTCAGAAGCTACAGCTGATGGCCAGCAAGCAAAACCAACCACGAGGAGTTCAAAATGCCGCTTAAGAAGGGCTCTAGCCAGAAGACCATCAGCGCCAACATTGGCGAGATGGTGCGGTCGTTCAAGGAAACGGGCAAGCTGGGCACCAGCAAGCCCAAGAGCAAGACGGCTGCTGTGAAGCAGGCCGCTGCCATTGCATACGAGAAAGCCGGCAAGGCCAAGAAGATGGCCAAAGGTGGCGATGTCATCAAGAAGGCCAGCGGCGTGCAGGGGCCGTCGATGGTTGTGAAGAAAAAGGACGGCAACCGTCCAGTAAAGATATACTGAGAAGTCAGTGACCGCTTTCAGCTGGTGCGGTAAACCAGCTGCTTTTCATGGAAATGACCATGCTTGAATTTGCAGAAGCAGTTCTTAGGGAAATCAGAAAACTTCAGCAGCAGTCGGAGCAGATTGTGCTCAATGGCACGATCTCTGACATGGAGCGTTATCGCTTCATGATGGGCCGCCTGGAGGGGTTGAAGATGGTCGAGGATTCCGTGAAAAGTCTCTTGAAGAAAGTCACGGACGACGACGATTTAACCACCTGAAAGGAGACCCATGGAAACGACTGAAGTCCCCAAAATGGACATGACTGCCCTGGAGCGCAAATGGGCTGAGGAGGCCGCGAACAAGCGCCCTGCCTTGGAAGATGCGTACGGAGAGGCCGGCTTTGACCCGGAAAAGCTCCACCAGTCTGTCATCGACACCATCCCCAAACCCACCGGGTGGCGCATTGCCATCCTGCCCTATCGGGGCGCTGAGAAGACCAAGGGCGGCATCGTGCTGGCCGAGGAAACGCAGCGCAAGACGCAGCTCGCCACCGTGTGCGGCTACGTTTTGAAAGTGGGTGATCTGGCCTACGCCGATGAGAACAAGTTCTTCACCGGCCCGTGGTGCAAGGAAGGGGATTGGGTTGTGTTTGGCCGCTACGCTGGGGCCCGCATCCCGATTGATGGCGGGGAGATTCGCCTTTTGAACGACGACGAAGTCTTGGCGGTCATTAACGACCCTGAAGACATTCTGCACATGTAAAGGAAAAGCAATGGCAAACGAACAGTTGGAATTCAAGATTGGTGAGGGCGAGGAGCCTGCAACCGTGTCCCTGGGTGAGGATGGCACGGCGGAAGTGTTGGACAAGCCCCAGCCGCCTGTGGTTGAGACGCAGCCCCCTGCCGAGGAAGCTACTGGCAGCGAGATCGACAACTACAGCGACAACGTCAAGAAGCGCATTGACAAGCTCACGGCCCGTCTGCGCGAGACGCAGCGCCGGGAGCAGGCCGCGATTGAGTACGCCCGCAGCGTCCAACTGCGCGCTCAGCAGCTCGAACAGCAGGTCATGCACACCGACGGGCAGCGCCTTGGAGAAACCAAAGGCCGCATTGAGACCCAGACGGTAGCACTTAAGCAGATCATCCGTAAGGCCCGGGAAGAGGGCGACGTGGACACCGAGACCGAGGCCCTGCAGCGCCTGGCCATGCTCAGCACTGAGCAGGCGCAACTGGCGGCGGCCGAGGCTCAGCGCGAGGCCATGCTGGCGCAACAGCAGCAACAGCAGCAGCCGGCTCAGCAGGTAAACATGCAGCCCCAGTATCAGCAGCAGTTTGCTCAGCAGCAGGTGCCGCAACAGCCTGTTCAGGTGGACCCTCGGGCCGAGGAGTGGGCGGAGCAAAACCCCTGGTATGGCCGTGATACGGTCATGACCCATGCTGCCTGGGGCATCCATCGTCAGCTTATTCAAGGCGAGGGGTTTGACCCCAGCAGCGATGAGTATTATGATGAATTAAGTCGTCGGATTCGTGAGGCTTTCCCCAAGAAGTTTCAGAGCCCGGCACAGTCGAACAACAGGCCTTCCGGTCCCGTGCAAACGGTAGCGCCTGCAACCCGGTCCTCCGGGATCAATAACGCACGCCGCACTGTCAAATTGACACCAAGTCAAGTTGCAATTGCCAAAAAGCTGGGTGTTCCTCTTGAGGAATATGCCAAGTACGTGAAGGAGTGATAAACATGGCCGACGTCAAAATCCCGACCCTTTCCCGCAGCTCGCGCGAGAGCGAAACTCGTGCGAAGGATGCGCGACGCAAGCCCTGGGCTCCGCCTTCTCGACTGGATGCGCCCCCTGCGCCCCCTGGATACAAGCATCGATGGATTCGCGCCGAGGCAGGCGGGGCCGAAGATCGCACGAACATTGCTGGCAAGCTCCGCGAGGGCTACGAGCTGGTTCGTGGTGATGAGTACCCCGACTACCACGTGCCCACGATTGAAGATGGCCGACATGCTGGTGTGATCAGCGTGGGAGGTCTCTTGCTTGCACGAATCCCAGTGGAGACTGTGGAAGAGCGCAATGACTATTACCTCAGCAGAGCGAATGACCAATTGCAGGCAGCTGACAATGAGTTGATGAAGGCCAATGCGCATCATTCGATGACCATTGACCGTCCGACTCGTCGCTCCCGCGTTTCGTTCGGAAGCCCCAAAGGCTGACGAATCATCTTTTTGAAGGAAACATCAAATGGCAAACGTAAACAAGCCCTTTGGTCTGCGTC